TCGGTGTGGCAGAGGTCAAGGTCATGTCAAAGCTCGAAGAACTCCAGAGACGGAAGGAACAGCGTGTGGCCTCCACAATGGCTAACTCCAGTCCCACCGCATCAGATTGAGTCAGGCGAAGGCGAGGTCGTGATTGACTTTGCCGAAGCCTTTGGCATAGTCACCAAAGACTCAGTAGCAGGGAAAGCAGGAGAACCATTGCATCTGCGCGATTGGCAGAAAGAACTTATCCGTCATGTCTTTGCCGGTGATGAGCGAGGCTACCGCCATGCAATCAACCTGATTCTCATGCCGCGCAAGAATGGAAAGTCCGCGCTTGGTTCTATCTTTGGACTCTATTCCCTGATTCTAGGTGTCCGAGGTGCTGAGGTTTATTCAGTAGCCGCCGAAAAGGAACAGGCTCGCATCGTGTTCGCCGATGCTAAGCGAATGATTGAGGCAAGCGAAGAACTGTCAAACATCACAAAGCTCTACCGCGATGCCATTGAGCTACCTGCCAACGGCTCGGTCTATCGAGTTCTTTCCGCAGAGGCTTATTCCAAAGAAGGCCTCAACCCATCGGCTGTAATTTTTGATGAGCTTCACGCACAACCCAACCGCGAACTGTTTGATGTTATGTCTTTGGCTATGGGTGCAAGAGGCCGACTAGCAACCCTAATCGCCATCACCACGCCCGGCGTGAAGACCGACTCAACTGGTCAGGACTCAATCGCTTACTCGCTCTATCAGTATGGCCAGCGCGTTGCTAGAGGCGAAGTTGAGGATGACACTTTCTTCATGGCAGCTTGGGAAGCACCTGCCGAAGCAGACCACCGCGATCCTAAGACTTGGGAAATGTCAAACCCCGGTTACGGAGACATCTGCTCTGCCGAGGACTTTGAGTCAGCAGTCAAGCGCACACCTGAGCCAGAGTTTAGAACTAAGCGATGCGGTCAATGGGTTTCCTCAGCGATCAGTTGGCTACCCACAGGCGCATGGGAAGCCTGCGAGTCTGAGCTTGACCTAACAGACAAGGATTACATAATCGGCTTTGACGGCTCGTTCTCAGGTGACTCAACTGTTCTAGTTGGCGCGACTGTCGAAGACGAACCGCAGGTCTTTATGATTCAGGCATGGGAGAAAGACCCAAATATCCATGACCTAGATTGGCGCGTGGACATCTTGCAGGTAGAAAATAAAATTAGAGATTTTATTACCCTGCATCCAAGGGTCAAAGAAGTAGTCTGCGATCCATACCGCTGGCAAAGGTCAATGCAACTTCTAGCTGAGGAAGGCTACCCAATAGTCGAATACCCATCCACAAACGCTCGCCGCATGGTTCCAGCCTGCGCCAAATTCTTTGATGCTGTCGTTGACAAGAAGCTCAAGCACGATGGCAACCCCTTACTAGCAAGACACTTATCAAACGCAGTAGTAAAGACCGACAATCTAGGAGTGAGAATAGTGAAAGAGAACAGAGCATCATCGAGAAGGATTGACGCTGCTGTGGCAGCAGTCATCGCAGTGGATAGAGCGTTGCAGGTTAGAATAGAACCAGAACAACAAGTGCCGGGTGTCTATGTCTTCTAAAGTGGTATTAGTTACGCAGGTTGCAGGTGCAATCGCTGTGAGCGTTGGTGTTGGTCTTATCTTTATCCCTGCCGGAATCATTGTTGGCGGTCTATTTTCTATCCTGTTTGGAATTGCCCTAGAGAGAACAAATGCTAAGTAACCTATTTGAGAAACGCGCAATCACACCTAACCAGCTTTTTGGCGCAGGTCTTGATTTTGAACTGACTAATAACTCAGGCACTCTAATCACTCAGGACAATGTCTACAAACTGGCAGGTGTCTCAGCAGCAGTCTCGCTAATCGCTGGCACAATTGCCACCTTGCCAATGGATGCCTTTGTCAAACGCGATGGTCAGAAACTTCTAATGAGACCAAAGCCTGACTGGATAAACAGACCAGATGTTTCTTTCATTGACCGAACACCATTCATCAGCTCAATCATTGCTAGCCTCATGCTTGACGGCAATGCTTTCGTTCGCGTATTCCGCGATGAGGAAGGCCTGCCAATAAACCTGATGGTTCTCAACCCAACCAAGATCACAGTCCACCGCACTGGCGCTGGTCGAGTGATGTTTGAGTATGAAGATGATCGCAAGAAATACACCTCAGACGAAATCCTGCACATTGTCGAATCAGTCATGCAACCCGGACAGGTCAGGGGAGTCTCTCGCGTTGAGGTAATGAAGGATGCGCTTGGCTTAGGACTTGCCCTTGACTCATACGCACAGCGTTTCTTTGGTCAGGGAACATCAGGCAACTACGCGCTAGTCACACCGCAGACCTTGACTGAGGATCAGGCGAAGATGCTTGCCAAGACTGTGGATGCAAGACATGGCGGTTGGAGACGAGCGCACAAGACTCTGGTGTTGCACTCAGGGCTAGACATCAAAGACATCGGTGTCAACCCAGAAGAAACGCAGTTGCTTGACTCCAGAAGAATGTTCATCGAAGACCTATGCAGAATTTGGAACATCCCAAGTCACCTGATGAACCTGCCCGGAACTAACACCTACTCAAGCATTGAGCAGACCTCCATCGAGTTCGTGACCCACACGCTCAGACCCTATGTGGCGATTATCGAGAACTCACTCTCAACTTTGCTTCAGGTCTATCCAAACGGACAAGGCGCGTATGTCGAGTTCAACATGAACAGCCTGCTCAGAGGTGATGCCCAGTCTCGCTTCTCCGCCTACTCGCAGGGAATCCAGTCAGGTATCCTGACCGCCAACGATGCTCGCGTTGCAGAAGGCCTGTCAAAGATTGACGGCGGTGACATCCTCAGAGTGCCACTAGCGAATGTGAACATAGATGCTGCCGATCTGTCTGCAACTGACAAGCGCGTTCTAATGGCTCAGAGACTTATTGTCGCAGGCTTTGACCCTGCCGAAACACTTGCCGCAATGGGACTTCCACCAATCGCTCACACAGGCGTTCCATCTGTCCAGCTTCAAGGCGTGGCACAGATTGACCCACTTGATCCAAAGTCCGTTTATCCTCAAGGAGAGTAATGGGATTCCTAGCAATCAACTACGCAATCGGCACAGTAGCAACTGTCATCTGCCCTGCGGATTCCAACCCTCAGAACTTTCATATTCATAACAACAGCGCACATTCTGTCTTTGTCGGTGGGTCAGGTGTAACCACAACCACAGGCTTAGTAGTTCTAAAGCAAACAACCGAGGAGTTTTCCATTGTTCCCGGTGACACGCTCTACGCAATAAGCGATGGAGCAGACCGAGATGTCAGAACAATTAGGTGGAATAGATAGTGCCTTATTTTATTTCTGATTCTAACCCTGCCTGCAACGGATGGGCAGTCGAAAAAACCAACGGCGAGGTAATTGGTTGCCACCCAACCAAACAGGCCGCTATTGACCAAATGGTCGCAGTCTCCATCGCTGAGGGGCTAGAGCCGGGCGGCGAGAGAGCCGATGCTCCAGCGCCACCAGAAGATCAGATCGAGGGTAGCGAGGAGAATAAACCCGGTAGCGCAGGCGGCCCGGGTGGAAACATTGTTCTAAGCGATAACACAAAGACAGCACTTCGCAACAAGGTAAAAGAACATAATGAAAAGATGGATGAGGAGGACAAGCCTTCCTACACGCGCACAACATACGGACAACTAGCAGCTGTTTACAGGCGCGGCGCAGGTGCATACTCAACATCCCACAGACCCGGCATGACACGCGCTCAATGGGCGATGGCTAGGGTAAATGCCTATCTTTATCTTTTGGAAAATGGCGAACCAGAAAACGAAGCCTACATAACAGACAACGACCTGCTGCCAGAGGATCACCCGAAAAGCACTAGAGACAACAGCCCACAAGATCAGCAAAGACAGGTCAATCTTGACCCACCTGCCTATTTCCGAGCATCAGCTCGCAGAGGCCTTGAGTGGTATGAGCGAGGGCTGGGCGGTGACGGGTTAGTAGATCGCACAATTGCTGAGGCGAGAAGGATGGCCGCAGGGGAAGTAAGTCCAGACAAGTGGGTTCGCATCGCAGCTTGGATTGCAAGACACATTGGCGATTTAGATTCACCAGATGCCGATCCACAATCAGAGAATTTCCCATCACCGGGAGTTGTTGCAATGGCACTTTGGGGTGGCGGAACAACAAGACGAACAGCACAACGCGCACAGGCTTATGCAGAAGGTGTAGTGACTAGACTAGAAGCTGAGGGAGAACGAAGCAGAATGAAGCACGAAACTAGAAACTTTGAAGCAGACTTTGAGCTAAGAGAAGAAGGCGATGGCATGACCTTTGTTGGCTATGCCGCAAAGTTCAACTCACCATCCGAGGACTTGGGTGGGTTCATCGAGACCATAGAACCCGGTGCGTTTAGAAAGTCATTGCGCTCACGCAACGATGTGAAGCTACTGGTCAATCACGACACAGGCAGAGTTCTTGCCTCCTCACGCGCAGGCACAATGAAGCTGTTTGAGGATGAGGTCGGCCTAAGAGTTGAGGCATCCCTGCCCAACACCACAGACGGCAGAGACATGGCTGAGCTACTAAAGCGCGGAGACCTGAATAAGATGTCCTTTGGCTTCTCAGTGATGAAAGACTCATGGAACTCAGACATGACCCAGCGCACTTTGAAGTCAGTCAAATTATTTGAGACAAGTATCGTAAGCTATCCAGCATATAGCCAGACTGAAGCAATGGTTAGATCACTAGACAAAGCAGCCACCAGAGCAAATGTCGATGCAGACGAACTAGCAGATGCAGTCCTAAAGCTCGAAGAAGGCGCAGACCTATCTGAGCAGGAAGCAGAGCTAATCACCAAAGTTGTTCACTCACTAGCACCGCAGCAGGTAAAGGAAGAAGAACAAGTCAACCTTCTGGAACTCAAGCGCAAACAACTCGACCTACTACTAAAGAAGCCATAATGAAAGAACAAATCAAAGCAATAATTTTGGAAGTTGCTGGCAATCCAATCAGCGGTGCAGTATTTGAACTTGCACCAATAGCAGCCGAGAGAATTGCCAAACTTTACGATGTCGCTACGAGCGATCAAGATGACAACCATTCGGCGGTTGTCTCAAGGGAAACTCGCATTACTAAGCCAACTGAAACACGCTAACCCCCTTCAGCGTGAGTTGCCAAAGCGAGTTCCGCCTCACAGGGTCTTTTCCTTTCTACCTGTGAGGTTTCCCTTACCCTGTAGAATATAAACAGGGTTGAGTG